AAGCAGTGGTATCAACGCAGAGTACTCTGGGCAAGCTGCAGGCGCAGGTGTCGGCCTGCACGCTGAACGCCGCCGCGGCGATCACCGGCGGGTCCATCAACAGCGCAACGGTCGGCGCAACGACGCCATCCACGGGCGCGTTCACGTCGCTCAGCGCCACCGGGTGCGGCGGCGCTGAGCAATGGAGCGACGATTGGCACTAACACCTCCGCGCCGTCACTCAATATCAACGGGATCGTCGGCTTTAATCGCGCGCTTTTTTTTCAGACCTCTGGCGTTTTCCGTTGGGAAATCTGCACCGATGCGTTCGCCGAAACGGGCAGCAATGCCGGCTCGCAGCTAGAGATTCTCCGGTTTTCGGATGCCGGCACACAAATCGATGCGCCGGTCGTCATCAACCGAGCGACCGGCCTCGTGACGATTGCCGACGGTTTAACCGTATCCGGGGGCACGGTCTCCGGCGCCGGGATCACCAGCCTGTTCGCCTCGCCGCCCGCGATCGGCGGCACCGCAGCGGCGGCCGGCACGTTTACGGCGCTTACCGCCGCCTCCGGCACGGTCTCCAACGCCGTGATCAACACCGCCGCGCTCGATACCAGCCTGGATCTGAATTTCCTGTCCGGCGTGCTGGACAGCCGGATTTCGTTCACCCGCGCGTCCACGGCGACGTATTTCGATGCCACCGGCACGATGCAGACAGCGGCCGCGGGCGTTGCGCGGTTCGATCATGCACCCACGTTGGTGGCCAGCGCGAGCGCGCCCTACGTCTATACGCCGCTGGGGCTGCTGATCGAGGAAGGCCGGACCAATGTGCTGCTGAACTCCAGCAACACGGCGACAGGCTGGGGTGGAACCGGTTCTCCGACGATCACGGCCGCCAGTTCCGGCGCGCCGGACGGCACCGCGACGCTTAACCACTGGATACGGACGACAACGGGGGCATGTTACACGGCACAGCAAGTAACAAAAGCCGCATCCAGTCTCGCTTACGCCGCTTCGATTTACGCAGCAGCCGGGGCGAATGGCCGCTATCTGGCATTTTCCATCCAAGGCCAATATCCGAACAACACCTCTGTGGTGTTTGATTTGCTGCTGGGGACTGTTGGGACGGTTACCAACGGCGGCAGTGGTTTCACCGGCACCGCGACAATCACGCCGGTTGGCAAACTCTATCGTTGCACGCTGGCCTCACCGACCAGCGATACGGCGACGGCCATCCTGTTTTATTACTCATTCAACTCCAACGGTATCAATCAGATCGCGGGAACCGACAGCGCCTCGAATTCCGACGGGTATGTCTGGGGTGCGCAATTAGAACAAGCGGCGTTTGTCACCTCCTACATCCCGACCACCAGCGCGGCGGTGACGCGGGCGGCGGATGTGGCGACGATGCCGGTGGGGAGCTGGTTCACGCAGGGGCTTGGCGCTCTGTGCGTGGATGCGCAACTATCGGTGGCGAGCAGCGTCAACGGTTCGGAGATGCTTGCGAGCCTGGATGACGGATCGCTCAACAACCGCGTGGCACTCTACCGCCCGGCGACCTCGGCCGCGATCAACGCCGTGGTGACGCTGGCCAGCAGCGCCGTCTACGCCCAGGCGGCAGGCACCAGCACACCGGGCACGGCGTTCCGCGCCGCGATAGCCTTTACCGGCGGAACACAGGCTGCCGCGCTCGCCGGGACGCTGGGCACCGGCGGAACCGCGGCGACGATGCCGTCCGCGCTGACGACGCTCCGCTTCGGGGTTGATTCGGCCGGGGCAGAAGTCGCTGACGGCTACCTCCGCCGCGTTCGCTATTGGCCCCGCGCCCTCTCCACCACCGAACTGCAAACCGTCACCGCGAGCGCAACACCCGCGCTGCTCAACCTCGCGATCGACCAGTGCCCGATCGGCGCCACGAACCCGAGTTCCGGCGCGTTCACCACGATCACGCTGTCCCAGGCCGAGATCGACGCGTCCGCCTACACCACCGCACCCGTGACCAGCGGCACGGTGACGATCCCCGGCACAGCGGCGCGCTGCGTCATCAACCCGGCCGGCACCCTGGCCGCGTTGACCGTCGTTTCTCCGGCGGCGCTCTCGCTCGGCGCCAACAGCGTGCAGAGCCTCGACATCCTGTTCACCCAGGCGATCACGTCGCTGACCTGGACGGCGGGCTCGGGCACCACCTTTGGGGGTGCGGCGATGCCCTCTACCGTGGCGCTGGGAACGTGCGTGCGGCTGTTGTGGGTGCAGTCGCTGTCGAAATGGCTTCATACGACGGTGGTGTAGCAATGACCCACTACGCACTCACCACGGGCGACAGCGTCCTGCGTTTGGACGACCAGGCGCTGATCCCGGCCGATCCGAACAACCCTGACTGGGTCGCGTATCTGGCATGGAAGGCCGCGGGCAACACGCCGAACCCGGCGACGCTGAAATCGCCGCCCACGATCCTCCAGGCGGCCGCCTTCTTCGCCCGCTTCACGCCGGCCGAGCAGGCGGCGATACAGGCGGCAGCGGCGGCCAGCCCGCAGATCGGCGTCGGCCTGACGCTCGGCCTGGCGCAAGGCTACGTCAACCTGCTGAGCCCGATCCTGGCCGGCTGGATGGCGGCACTCGTCGCCGCCGGGGCGATCACCTCCGCGCGCTCGGCGGTTATCATGACGCCATGACGCCGCCGCCGTTCGTCGTTTTCAGCCTGCCCCGATCGCGCTCGGCCTGGATGGCGCAATGGCTCAGCCGTGTTGCGAACGCCCCGGTGGGCCATGACCTGGCCATCGAGACGGACAGCATCGACGCCTGGCTGGAGACCGTGTTCCGCCGGGTGCGCGGTACCTGCGAGACCGGCGCCGTCGAGGCCTGGCCGATCCTGCGCCGCGCCATCCCCGACTGCCGCATCGTCACGGTGACGCGCGACATCAACGACGTTGGCGAGAGCCTGGGCGATGCTGGCTATCCGGTGCCGTGGGATGATTTGCGGCGCCGAGCCGAAGCGATGGCCGAACTGGCGCGGCAGCCGGGCGTGCTGTCAGTGACGTTCGCCAACCTCGCCTATCCCCGCACCTGCGCCGCGGTGCAGGAGCATTGCCTGAGCATCCCGTTCAACTGGCCGGCGTGGCTGGAGGCGGATTGCACCAACGTCCAGGTTGACATGCCGGCGCGGCTGGCGCGGCTGGCGGAACGGCACCCCGCCATCATGCGGATCCGCGCGGAGCTGATCGAGCGCCTGGCGCATCCGGCGCCGTTCGTGTCCGTCGGCGAGGAACGCTGGCCGGACGTGGCGGATCGGTGCGAGGCGCTGGGCGCCGGCCACCACGCCGAGGCCACCGAGGGCCTGGAGGGGCCGTTCCGGCTCAACCGCGATCTGGTCATGCAGATGGCAAACGCCGGACTGTGGCGGGTGTTCATCGCCCGCGTCGACGGGGCGCTGGCGGGTTACTGCTGCTGGACGCACGAGACCAACCACGAGGCGGACGCCCCGCTGACGATGGCGCACGGCCCGTTCTACGTGGTCGCGGCGCACAAGCGGCACCATCTCGGGCTGCGGCTGCTGGAGGCATCGCGCACGGCGTTCGCGGCGGCGGGTTACCGGGTGCTCAAGCTGCATCACACGATGCACGGCCGGGGCGCGCGGGCCGGGGGGCTCTATTCGTTCCTTGGCGCAACCGAGTATCAGCGTGAGTATATCTGGCGGATCGGAGAGACATCTGATGGCTAGTATTTCGGCCCCGGCGGCAATTCTCGGCGCGGGCGCACTCGGCGCGGGCACCTCGCTGCTCGGATCGTCGATGTCCGCCGGCGCGGCAAGCAACGCCGCCGGACTGCAACAGCAGCAGTTCCAGACGACGCGCGGCGACCTGCTGCCATACAACCAGGCCGGCCAGTCGGTGCTGGGCAACCTGACCTCGCTGGCGACCTCGGGTGCCAACGGCGGCGGTCCGAACTATCTCGCGCAAGCCGGGTCGAGCCTGCCCGGGCAGATGACCGAGGCGCAGCTTCAGCAGACGCCCGGCTATCAGTTCCAGCTCAATCAGGGCCTTCAGCAGACGCAGAACAGTGCGGCGGCGCGCGGCCTGGGCGTCTCCGGGGCGGCGCTCAAAGGCGCGGCGGCCTTTGCTACCGGTCTGGCGGACAGCAATTACCAGAACCAGTTTCAGAACGCCCAGACGCAGTTCTCGGATCTGTACAATCTCAATACCGGCCAGCAGACGAACGTGCAGAACCAGTACAATCGGCTGTCGGGTGTCGCCAGCCTTGGCGAGAACGCCGGCGCGCAGACCGGGGCGCAAGGCACGCAGGCGGCGTCCAACGCCGGCAACGCGCTGATGGCGGCGGGCAATGCGACCGCAGCCGGGATCAGCGGCGTCGGCAACGCGGCGACCGGGGCGGCGAACAACTACCTGAGCTACAACGCGCTGCAGAACTACCTGGGCGGTGGCAATTCAGCCGCGACGCAGAGTACGCAGTGGAGCTAGGTAATCAGATGTCCGGCAGCAGCAACGCCCTCCTCGACAGCCTGGCGCACCCGGCGCAGATCAACCTGCTGGCCGATTACGGCGGCGCGGCGCAGACCGCCAACGCGATCTGGGAGAACCGCGCGTGGCAGGCGAAGCAGGCGGCGGGACAGAACTTCCTGAACTCGATCAACCCCGATGGCACGCCGAACCAGAACGCCTTGCTGCAAGGTGCCAAGAACACGCCGGGGATGGCGCTCGTTGCCCAGCCTTCGGCGCAGGCCGGGCAGACGCTGAGCGCCGACACGCAGAACCAGAACCTGCAACTGCGCGCCACCGTCAACCAGATGCTGCCGAGCCTGCTCAACCTGCCGCCCGACAAGCTTCATGCCGGGGTCGTCAACGGCTTTACCCAGCTTGAGAACGCCGGACTGATGACGCATCAGCGCTCGCTGCAGATCATGAGCGGGTTCAGCAATGACCCGGCGCAGCTTCAGGTGCAGTTGGGTCAGCTTCAGAAGTCGCTGCTGCCGGCGCAGGAGCAGATCGACCAGACCTACGGCACCAGGCCAGCAGTCAATACCGGCGGGGCGACGGTGTTCCCGGTGGTGCCGCCCGCGTCGGCCGGCGGGGCGGGGCCGGTGGTGCCGATGACGACGACGCCGGGCGAGCGGATAGCCCCGGTGACAGGTCCGGCCACGGCGACCGGCGGCCGCACCACCATCCCGGCGGCAGATTATGCCCGCACGCACGGCCTCGATCCGAACACCGGCCAGCCGGTCCCGAACCCCGCGTTTTCCGCGCTGCCGAGTTCGCTGCGCGGTCCGAACGCACCGCCGCCTGCCGTATCGGCGCCGACCCAGACCGAAGTCGGCCCGGCGGCGACACAGGCGATGACCGGGCAGGGCGCGGCGAGCGCTGCCAGCTACTCCAGCATAAACGACAATGCCAACAAGGCAGTGGGGCGTTTGACCCTGCTGCAGAACATGGCCGGGGATGCAACCCAGTTCACAACCGGTTGGGGCGCGGACAGGATAAAGGCCGTCAAGTCGGCCGCTCAACGTATCGCCGGCATTTTCGGAATGTCGCCGGTTGACGCCGGAAAGCTGGCGGCGAATGAGGATCTCGACAAGATCGGCGCGCAGTTGGCGGATGCTCAGGGCGCCGGTTCCGACGCACGGCTGGCCGTCAACCAGGGCGCCAATCCGAGTAGCCACAATACCCCTGAAGGACTTCGCCTTATCCTCGGCAAGCTGCAAGGGAACGAGGATTACAACATCCTCAAGGGGAAGATGGCGACGCAATACCAGCAGACGCAGGACCCGCAAGGCGCCGGTTCGCGGGCGTTCGAGCAGCAGTTCCGCGACCAGTTCGACCCGCGCGTGTTCCAGTTCAACCGCCTCAACGGGCCGCAGCAGAAGCAGTACCTGAGCGAACTCGGCGCGGGCAAGGACGCGTTCAAGAAGTCGTTCATCCAGACCAAAGCGGCGGGAGTGCTTCCCGGTGGCTGATCCTCTGGCCGCCTACGCCCCGACGATCGACGCTGCGGCGCAGGAATGGGGCCACGACCCGAATTTTCTCCGCGCGCTCATCATGCAGGAGAGCGGCGGCGATCCGAAGGCTGTATCGAAAGCCGGTGCCTACGGACTGACCGGAATGATGCCGCAGACGGGCACCGCTATGGGCGTAACCGATCCCACGGACACGGATCAGCAGATTTTCGCCGGGGCTAAGTACCTCGCGCAGGGCCGTGAGGCTGAAGGCACGCCGGAAGGATCGTTGCTCTATTACCATGGCGGCCCGGACTGGCGGAAAGCCTACGGTCCCGAGAGCGCCGGATACGTGCCTGCCGTGGCGGCCCGCTACACGGCGTTGACCAAGGGTGCCGGCAACGACAATGCCAAGCCTGCCGCGTCCGCGGTGCCGTCGGATGATGACTTCCTGAAGCTGGCCGCACCTCCCGCGCCAGCCGCGTCCGGGGTGCCATCCGATGAGGATTTCCTGAATTCCACCGGGGCGATCCCGCCCACAGCGGCGACCGCCTTCCGTCCAGAGACCGCGGAGACCCGGCGCATCGGCGACCTGATGATACCGGGGCCACCGACCAGCACGCCGCCAACCGCTCAGTCCGCGCCGGGCCCGAACGTCCCAGGCGTCTCGGGGCCACCATCTGGCCTCGACACCGGTGAAGTCGCGCAGGCGGCGCGGCAGGGTTATGAGGGCGGCGCAATGGTGACGCCGGCCGGGGTCGCGCTCGCCGACCGGGCGCATCTTGGCTTCATTCCTCGCGGGATCAACGTGCTGTCGGGCGCCCTTGGCGGCGCTTACGAAGGTGCCAAGGATATCGGCGCGCAGGCGGTGAACTCGCTTGCGCCGGGCGCGGGCCGGGATTTCGCGCAGGCGGCCGATTTGGCGGCGCCCTTCGTGGGTCAAGGGCCGCGGTTGCCGATGGCATCGGTCAACAGGTTGGCCGCCGGATCGGCCGGCGCTGATGCCGCGTTGCTTCGAACGATGCCGCCGCGCTTCGTGGGCGAACATTTCCCGGGAGAATTGACCCCGGCGGATACCGTTGCGGCACCGCTGCCGCAAAGTTTCTTGGACAGTCCGACGGCTCCGGGCTTTTCCGGTCAGCCCAACAAGCTGGCGGCCGCAACGACCATCAAGACCGGCGACAAGACGGTTGAGCTTCCCCCGCGCGCTGACGCAACGGCGGTGCCGGCACCGTCCTCGCTCAATCCGAACGTCGCCGTGAACCGGCTGGCAGCCGGCGCGACCCCGGACGCAGGACCGCAGAGCGTCGGCGCCGCGGCGTCGCGCGATATGTCGCACCCGAGCGTCATCGACATGACGCCGGCTCAGGTTCAGGCCTACCGATCAACCGCGGAGGGGCAAAAGTTGCTTGAGCCGCAGCAACCCGGCATCGCCGATACCAAGGCCTATGTGCCTGGCGTCTCGGCATCGACGGCGGAGATCGAGCAGACTGTGAATGCGGCGCGCGAGGCGAAAGCCGCCAATGTCGCCTATCCCGAAGTATCGCAGCAGGCGAAAGAGCAGGCAGCGGCGAACAATGAGAGCCGCGGTCAATTCTATTCCAACACGGCCGGCTCTGATGTTTCGCTGATGAACCTGAAGGATCAACGAGCTGCTGAGGCCAAGGCCGGCTATTCGGCGGCGTTCGCGAACAAATCCAACGCGGACGTGACGCCAATCGCAAGCCATATTCAGGATCTACTTGACCAGCCACGCAACCGACAAAACACCGAACTCAAGGCGTATGTGCAGCCGCTGCTTGATCGCCTGCAAAACGCAGATGGCACGCCGAAAATCGTTGACCCGGAGGAACTCTATGGGTTTCGCGAAGCCGTCAATAAGATGACATCGAGCGCGTCGAAAAGAAAAGACCCCGGCCTTGAGCACGTCACGACGGAACTCAACAACATCGTCAAGGTGACGGACCCGCAGATCGAGGCAGCAGCGCCCGGATACCGCGCTTACATGGACAACTACGCCGCGAAGTCGCGGCAGATCGATGAGCAGCAGGTATTGCAGGACGCGGAACCGAAGCTCTACGCCGGCAGCCAGATGACCTACAACAAGGTCCAGACGTTCATGAAAAACGTGGTTGACGCCCGCCAGTCGCCCGGCCTCAACCCTTACAAGTCGATCACTGACGATACCATGCAGCGGCTGTGGAACTTGCGCGATGATCTCAGGCGCTCGGCCAGCGCGCAGGAACTGGCACGCACGCCGGGATCTGACACGACGCAGACGATGCTGGATCTCGCTAAACGCGGAGCCGCCGTCACGGGAAAGATCGCGGTTCACGGCGTGGCAAATCACCTGTTCCCGGTACTCGGCTCGCTTGGTGTCAATGCAGCAGACGCCGCTATCGGGAATCGGCTCGCCGCACGGGCACAGCGCAAGGGCATCGCGCAGGGGCTGAGTAACCTCAACCCAAACCGGCTGCAGGCGCCGGAGCCCTAGCGCAAGGCGAGTTCAAGAGACGTGTGGCGCGCCAGATACCGGGCGCGATACGTCGGGATACTCGCGATCAGCCAGCACAGCACGATCGCGACCGGAACCGCAAAGCCCCGGTTCGGATAGGCGTCACAGAGTGCGATAATGCCGCAGCTTGGGATCGCGAGCAGCAGGAACGCGACCACACGCACGAACCAATGAGCCGACATCCAGTAGTACAGCAGCACCAGCGCCAGGCCGAGGCCGATTATGATGTGCATGTCAGGGTGATCCCCGGCGGCGGATCTCATCTTCGATCTTGGTGATCCGCTGACTGAGCGTCAGGTTCTCCTGCAAGCCATAGAGCACATGAGCCTTCGTGTTGTCGGTATCGGCGCGTACCGCAGCAAGCCGGTCGAGGATGTCATCAAGCTTGTCGTTCAGTTGCTCGCGCAGCCGGCTTTGTTCAGCCTCAATCCTGGCCAGCGCGGCCAATATCGGGTCCTGATCGCTCATCGCGACGCGCCGACGTCAAAGCTGACACAGGCGATGATTTTTACTATGTAACGGGAAGCCTTCGGCATGGGTGAACTCCATACGGCGGTCAGAGGTGGCCGGTGTTTCGAGCACCGCGCCGCCTCGTCCATGCCGCTTTCCTTGGTGTTTGTCAACGAACGTTCATCCTACGTTCGCGTGTCCGGTTTTAACCGGCTGGCAACCGTTCGCATGCGATGGTTGAGGCTGTTGGGGCCGCGGCGGTCGCGGCCGGGCAACGCGCAATCGCGGAGGCCCGCCATGAGTAACGGCGACGGATTGGAGCCCGCCAACGTCACCCGCTCCAGCGGGCTCGCCGACTGGGTCCGCAGCAACCTCGCCATGGCCGGATTTCTGTTCACCGTGTTGGGCGCTTTGGTCGGCGGCACCTGGCACATCGCCGATTACTCCTCCCGGCTCGACCTGCTGGAACAGTTTCGCAGGGACGCCACCAAGGGGCTGCAAACTGCCGCCGACGGCGCCGAGGCGATCCGTATCGACAGCACCGAACGCCGGCTCAAGCTCAGCGTGGATCTCGCGGCGATCGACGTGAAGCTGACCCAACTGGCCAGCGAACAGACCGCGTTGCTGGCCCGCTTCGCCGACCTCGGCAACAGCCAAAGCAGCCTTCAGACGCGCATCGATGAGATCGACCACAAAGGAAGTTCGGGGGTGATCGAGATCCAGCGCACGTTGGAGGCGCAACTGGCCGCCTTGTCGCAGCGTGACGCACTGCTCGAACAGCAGGTGAAATTCGTGGGTGATTACATTCGTGACAATTTCATTGTTGTGCCGGCGGCGCACCGGCGATGAAGCGTATCGTTTGTCTTTGTCTTGGCATCGTTGCGGGCTGTTCGCAGCAGCCCGCGCTGATCTGCCCGCCACCCGCAACACCAGCAATGGCACCGCCGGCCGAGCCATCGCCGGCTGTCGCGGCGATCGTGCGGCATTTCGATGCAGCGAACCGACGCGCGATAGCGGTCGTTGTCCAGCCGGACATTTCGTCCGCGCAGATCGAGGCGATCCGATCCGCCGAGGCGCGCGCCCGCCGCGCGCTTACGCATCTGGGGCGGCTGCTGCCGCGCATGGATGTGAAAGTCATGGCCGAGGCGCGCAATGCCGTAAAGGCGCTTGAGGACGCCCTGGAAAAGGGAGACTGATCGTGGAATCAGCCGACGCCTGGACCAAGGCGCAGACCGCCCAATTCATCCACGCGACCGGCGTGTCGCTGACCAATCCGGGGCTGAAGGCAGAAGAGCGCGCTCTGCTGGAGGCCGAGCGGGACGGTGCCGCCGCCTGGCTGCGCTACCTGGAGGCCACCGAGGTGCTGAAGCTGCCCGCGGAAGGCGCGCCTCGCGGCACATCACGCGGGGAGCGCCTGTAGGATGGCCAGCTTCGGCACCGATGTACTTAATATAGTGGGAGCGGTCGCGCCCAGCATCGCCACGGCGCTCGGCGGTCCGCTGGCCGGGGTTGCCGTTCGCTCCATCTGCGGCGCGTTCGGACTGCCCGAGGACACCCCCGCCTCCGCCGTTTCGGCCGCTGTCGTCGGCGCCACGCCGGATCAGCTTCTGGCGCTGAAGCAGGCGGACAATGCTTTTGCCGCGCAGATGAAGCAACTCGACGTCGACTTCGCCAAACTGTCGCAAGCCGACGTGGCGAGCGCGCGCCAGCGCGAGGTCGCGGTCCACGACAGCACGCCGGCGGTCCTCGCCTATGCGCTGACGCTGGGCTTCTTCGGCCTGCTGTGCCTGATGATTTTTCACGGCCTGCCGAGCGAGAATGCGGGCGCATTGAACATCCTGCTCGGCGCGCTGGGCACCGGATGGATCCAGTCGATCGCCTATTATTTTGGCAGCACTTACGGGTCCAAGACCAAGGACGCGATGCTCTACCAAAGCGTGCCGGCGAGTTCGTTGTCGGCGCCGGCGTCGCATGAATATGCGCCCTCCGGCGCAGGGAGGTTGCCTGGTCTCGTCGCAGGAGACGCCCATGGCTAAGTTGCGCCAGTATGTCCGCGGCGGCGTGTCGTGGACGGCCGGAGAGGACGGGATCAGCATCGGCGGGGCGCCGCCGCAAGGCACGGACGGTCCGCCCGAGACGGCGCAGCGGGTGCTGACGTGGTTCGGCCCGGCGATCGACGCCGCGAGCGATGTGTTCGGCGTGCCGAAAGCGGTGCTGGTCGCGATCATCTGCAACGAGAGTGCCGGCGGCGTGACCGACCTTGAGCAGGTGCAGACGGCGCGGCGCAAGGAACCTGGGTATATCTCGGACGCCGAGACGCCGGACCGCCTGTCGGTCGGCTGCTGTCAGACGCTGCTGTCGACCGCCCGCCAGGCGCTGGTGCGCCCGGCGCTGTCAGCGCTCGATCTGTGCGTGCCGGAGACCTCGATCCTGGCAGCGGCTGGCTACATTGCCTCGCAGCGTCGCGTGACGCAGTTCGATCCGGTGCTGATCGCGGCGGCCTACAATGCCGGCGGCCTGCACCCGGAGCCCATCTCTGTGAACCGCTGGGGTCTGCGCTGCTATCCGCTGAACACGGGACAATACATCGACCGGTTCGTGCTCTGGTACAACGATGCCGTGGCGGTGCTGGGGCACGAAACCTGAATGGCTCTCCAAGTTAGCGAGCTTGGCCGGTCGCTCCCCACCATCGCCGGCCCTGGTCCGAAGCGCGGCTCGGACGCTGCCATGGCCGCGCGTCTTGATGACATCATCCCCAAACTTGGCCCGGCGGGCGGGGACCTCCCGCCGGGTTCCTTTCGAGGAACTGACCAATGTTCATGGTGAACGAGGGTGAGGCCGCGCTGATCCGCGCAGCTTACGAGCACGGCGGCGAGGTGTCGGCGGCGGCTGAGATGTGCCGGCTGTTCCCGGGCCTGACCGACCAGGTGCAGGCGCGGCTGTCGGCGCGGATGATCGCGGGGTGGCGGCCGATTGTGCTAAAGTCGGGCGATGAAGATCACCGTTGAGCCGACCGAGGAATTCTTCATGGCCGGCGATGTCATGTGCCGGATGTGGCAAGGGACCGCCGATCACGGCGACGGGCGGACAGAACCGTGCGTCGCGCTGATCTCGATGGTCAGTCTTCGCGGTCAGGCCGAGGCAGCGGCCGAGGGCCTGGTCTCGATCCCGCCGCCGACCGAAGAGGACGCGCGCCGCTGGGCGGCCGAGGTGATGAGCAAGCGGTATGACTAACCGGTGCCTGCCGTTGACTCAGGAATGTACACAGACATCGAAACGAATCAGCCACCATGACAGAGGCCGAGTATCACGAGGGCTGGGCGGTCAAGCGGCGCAACGGCACCGTTATTGTCGAGGTCGGCGCAAACGCGAGCGAGGCGGCGATCTGGAATATCGCTCTCGGCTGGCCTTCGGCCGAGGAAATAGCATTCGAGATCGCCAACGGCGGCTATGCGTTCCGCTGCCGCGTCAGCCGGATTTTCTGAATGGGTGAGGCACGACGCAAGCTCGATGCGGACGCCTGTGGGATCGCCCGACCGCGCGAGGACCGCTGCCCGGTCTGTCGCAGCAGGCATGTGATCCTGATGCCGGCGGCGACGTTTCCGGCCGCGTCCGAGATCGATTGCGACTGGCAGGGCTGCCGCGTCTGCCTGGCCGTGTGGGAACCATTCCCAGCCAGTTACGTGCGCGACCCGGTTTGCGCCGAGCCGTGCGACAACTGCGCCTTCCGGCCCGGCTCACCGGAGCAGGCCGACCCGGAAAGGTGGAAGGCACTGATCGAAAGCCTCAAGCCGGACCCTGATGGTTTCTTCACCGGCCGGTTTTTCTGCCACAAGGGCGTGCCGATCGACATGGCGAAGGGACCGGGGAACTATCTGTTCCCGCGCACGCCGGTCCTCATGGACGGCGAGCCGGTGCGCAATCCTGACGGCTCAGTCGTCACCATGGAAGACACGCGGAAGATGCGGACCTGCAGCGGCTTCCTGCGCATGTTCTGGGCAAGGTTGCGAAAGTGGGAAGGGAAGATTCTCGATGGCTGACCGACAGTTCCTCGAACAGCTTACGCGCAAACTGGCCGACGATGGCAAGCTCATCGAGGCGGGATGGGTCGGTCTGCGGCTGCACGTTATTCCGCTCGATGCATCAGCGGTGCAACTGAGCGAAATGAAAATGGCGTTCATGGCCGGCGCCCAGCACCTGTTTTCCAGCATCATGAACATGCTCGATCCCGGATCGGAACCGACCGACGCCGATCTCTCCAAGATGGACCTGATCCATGCGGAACTTGAGGCTTACCGGGCAGAGTTGGAGTTGCGCGTTGCAAAACCGGCGGGGAAGGCGTGAGGCAAAATCGCGGCATACGTAGGGTAGCTCATATTTTCTTTCGCGGTTTCAAACAGTTACAGAGAAAGCCTTCGCCTTCACACGGCGGGGGTCACAGGTTCAATCCCTGTCGCGCCCACCATTCGCGCCGACTTTGCAAATACTTACTACATTCTGTGTGTGCTGTCGGGTTGCGCCGTTCCGGACAAAGGCGGACACTGCGCCCCTGGAAATTATCGCGGCAAAAACGCGGCACAAAATCAAGGTCCCCTTTTTGCCACCGTGGCCCGCGCGATCATCATGAATACGTCCTCGCCCCACTCATTCATGGCAATGTTCACGGCGCAGCACACAAGTCGGCAATTCCTGGCATCATAGCCGATGCTCGCCGCGATCCGGTCGATGCTTGGTGCAAGGGGTCGCCTGAATCCTCCCGCGGGCCTCGCCAGGTTGAACGGCACCCCGGAAACTTCACAGTGACCGCTCGCTCGCTCGATCATCTCGGCCATGTCCCTTATGTCTAGATCGAAAAATATCCCGGCCTTCAGCGCCCGCTTCTGTGTGTCTTTCCAGAGGATGGCTGCCCAGCGGGGCAACGCGCGGGAAACCTCTGCAGTTCGCCACGTCGCGATTTGCGTGGCCTCGGCTGCCAATCTGCGCCGCGTAGCCGCAATCGCTTCCTCTTCGCACCGCATGACCACCTGTTCGGCTTCGGCCTTGTCGGTGCAGTGCGTGGAGAACTCGGCAATAGGTGATGGCAGCCGATCAACGTAGATCGTGCCGCGGGCGTACCAGACCCCTCTTCGCTGGCGACTGAGATGGAGCACGCTAAGCCACCCGCGCGATGGCTTCTGCCATGTGATCGATTGAAACTGAGGCATAGCGTTGCACCATTTCCAGGCTCGACCAGCCGCCCAGGCGCATCAGCGTATAGAGGTCACATCCGCTCATCACCATGTGGGCTGCCCAATGATGACGCCAGTCATGGACGCGAAAACCGGTGATGTTGGCGGCGCTGCAGGCAGTGGCGTGAGCGCGCTTCAAGGGGTTGCCACCCTTGTCCCTTGTGTCGGCATAGGGCTTGCCGCGCGAAGACAGGAACACCGGGCCGCCGGCCGGGCGGCCGCGTCGGCGCCAGATCAGATAAAGCGCAATGCGCACGCGGCGATGCATTGGCGTTGTTCGACCCCGGCGAGACTTGGTTCGCGCGACACCCTGCTCAGCGGTGCCCATGACGAAGATCGTCCGTCGCCGCCAATCGACCTGGCGCCAGTCGAGCCGAAGCGCCTCCTGTGTCCGGAGCCCCTGGTAACGCAGCACCAGCGCAACGTCGTGGGCATGCGTATTGTAACTAGCAATCAGTTTGTCGGCCTCAGCCTGGGTGAGGTATGCGATGCGTTCACCCTCGTGTTTGCGCACCCGCACTCGCGCAATCTTTGGCGGATCGATACCGTTGACCTCGCAGCCGTGGGCGAGTGCGGCATGAAAAGTGGTCCGCCAGCGGGACACGGTCGTTGACCGCAGCTTGGGGCCTCGCGCCGCGACCCATGCCTGCCAAGCGTCGGCCGCTTCTGAGAGCGGACGATCACCGAAACGCTCGTTGAACTCCGCCAGCCGGGCGCGGTCGTAGCCGTGCACGCCGCCGGGCCGCTGAAGATAGGCGAGAATGCAGTCGGCAATCGTCAGGTTTCGCGACCGCCCGGAACCACCTTCAAGGATGTCCCGGCGGATTTCGGCGTCGCGCGCGGCGGCTTGAGCGTCTGCGTCAGCGCGCGCACGGCATCCTGTGCTGTATTCGGGGACGATGACCCGCGTCTTGCCGACGTTGACCGTGCCGCGCGCGTACCAGACCCCTTTCCGCTTGCGGCTAACGTGGACTGGCATCGGAGATGCGCCTCGATCATTTTGACGTCGTCGGAGGTGAACAGCATTTTGCTGCCCGCCTGAATCGGCACAATCCCTCTTACCAGCGGCAACACGCGCCGCAGCCATTTCTCCGATTTGCCGAAATAGGCCGCCACCTCGGCCCGGGTGAAACGGGGGCCAAGCACATCGTCGAGCCTGCGGCGGCTGGGGAGATCAGCCATCGGCCGCCCCCTCGCTCTCCATCTCGATCCGGGCGGCCAGCGTCGCCTCGACCAGCTCGCGGCGTTTCTCGGCGATGTGCGCTTCGATGACGGCGGCGGCGAGCCTCGGGTTCACGCCCAGTATCCGCTCGCCGGAGCCGCTTGGGACGCCAAGGCTGTATCCCCTGCGATGCCGGTCCCACGGATCAACCGGCGTTGGATCACCTCCTTGCTTCATTGTCTCGGCGATGTCGGCCAGCAGCTTCGTCCCGACCTCGATCTCGCGGTGCGCCATCCATATCCGGTATGCGGCGATCATCGATATCGTGCCGGTCACGCCGCCACCTTCACCGCTTCAAAGAACCCGGACGCCCGCGCCTGCTCCAGCATCGCGTCGCGGAGGTCGAGGAACTCGCCCAATGCCGCGCGCATCTTCGAAATGTAGGGCTCGTCGCGCGCGACCCGAACCAATGCCGGCGGAAGCTGCGGATGGTACGAATAGAAGTCGCAGAACTCGAACTCACCGACCGCAAGTATCCCCTGGATCTGGCACTTATGATCCAGGCCGGGACCGTCCGTGAGATACGCGATATGGACGGCAGGCGATGGGCACTTGACCTCCAGGCACCCGTTCTGTCCGACGATCAGCCGGTCCGGGCTGCAACCGATGCGGCCGCAGTCCGTGGTGATGAAGCCGACCGGCCGCGTCTCGACGTCGAGGGTGAACTCAAACTGCTGCACGGCGACTGGCTCCAACAGCTTGCCGCGTGCGACCCATTCGAGGTTGCCGATCGACGGCTCGATCGGCTCGCCCATGAGGGTTTCGGCGACGAGCTGCTGGGCGTAGGACCGTGCGGACTTCGATAGCTCTCCCTTGGCCGGCGTGATGATCTTGGAGAACTCGGACGCGGTCGGCAGGCCCAGCCGGATGGCCAGCCATTCGGTGCTCCCCTGCTCCATATTGTAGGTGATCATTGTACTGCTCCGTTACGGGCGGCCTTGGCCGCGTCCTCTTGTTGAACCGCCAGGCGCCAGCGTTGCTTGAGCACGCCGAGCTTGGTCAGGAGCGCGTTGCGAAGGCGCGGAAAGTCACTTGCGGGAACCTCCTCGATCGCGCGGATGTCTGGACACATCACCTCAAGGAAGCGGCTTTCGAGCGTGCGGGTGTCCCGCATCAGCCCTTTGAGATCCATCTTCTGCGAGTGGGTGAGCAGGCCGGTGGACGCCTCATTGCGGTGCTGGCGCTGTCCATCGTTATCGTCCGAACTCAGGACAACGTTAAAAATCATCACCGTCAGATACCGCCGCAGATACGAGACCGAGGAGCCAAGCCCCTGCACCGGCGTCTTGTTGCCGACGCCCTTGGGTCCGGCGGTGTCGAGCGCGGCTTCGAGGCAGTACTTCTTGGAGTGTCCGCCCACATGCGAGACCTCGCAGACGATCCGCACGATTGGGCCCGTCCGAGCGGCTCGCTGTTGAACTCCAGGCAGAAGCCGTGGCGCGCATAAATCGGGCGGATCGCCGCATCGACCGCCTCCAGATTCGCATACCGGCTGTTGGTCTGGTCGTTGCGGGCGTTGCGCAGCACCGGCTGCATCTCGCCCTGCGCCGCCGACATCGCCCGGTTGAACTGCAGGCGGGCGTCGTCGGCGACGATCTCGCGCTGCATCCGCAGCAGCGACTCCAGCTTGGCCACGTCGATCGTCGGGTCCTTCACCGCGCGGGCGACGAAGTTCAGGAGCGAGTCGGGCGGCGGTTCGACCGTGCTGAGCGCGGTCGAGGGGGTCGATGCCGCGATTGTGATCTCGTTCATCACGCGGCGTCCAGCAGGTCGCGGGCGCTGTCATTGGCCGCGTCCTGCAGGCGCTGGGGATCGCGCGGCGCGAGCAGGAAGTCCGCCATCGTGCCGGTCATATCGTCGAGGTCGAAGTCGGCGGAGGGCGATCCCAGCGGGAAATACAGCCGGGAAATGTCAGCGATCGCCTGGCGGATGATGTCGCGGAATCTGGCGGTTGCGTAAGCCTGCTCGCCTAGCAGGCGGTCTGCCTCGGCCTCGGCTTCCAGTTGCGCGTTGGTCGGGTAGGGGTCGTTCACCGGGTTGATCTCCGTCGAGGCCGGGGTGGCTCGATGGGGAGAGTTATATGCAGAATTCCTGCATTACGCAATAGGAAAATGCAGTATTCCTGCATTTATTTGCAGGTGACCTACATCTTACCTGCTGGTGGACCACCACGCCTGCTATGCTGACGGCATGGATGGGCGGATAATCCGCTTAGTGCAGAATTCAGTACTCTGCGTTGATACCACTGCT